TGTAAAGACTTGTGAATGTACTTTTCTTTATCAGCTCCATTTTGAAGAACTCTGAGACGCTCTTTCCAGTACAGATCCTGGTCAAGCTTAAGCATCTTCATGTAGGTTTTATAATCTACAATTTCATCGCCATTGTTCTTCTTGATAAGACCCCGATGAGTCTGTAAGTTCTTTCCGGTATTCTTGATAGCAGTCTTTTCATTCTTATCGGCCTTGTCATTTGCATCTTCCTGCTTGCCAAGAAGGTCACCAAACATATTGCTATAGTCCAGTTCAGTACCTTTAGTAAAGCTATCTGTAAGACCCTGCAGTTTGGATTTACCCTTTTCTACAACACCACTTATTCCATCAACAGCACCCTGAGCCATGCCTTTAAAACTATCAGTCACACCAGGTGTAGATTCTTTAGCACCTTTTTGTGCACCCAATCCGCAGAAGTTTGCAATCGCTTCAAAAACTTTAGAAGGCGAATGAATACCAAGAAATCCTTTAACTTTATCAACTGCTCCAGACACTACTCCCTTTGCAGCATCAACAACATCCTGGAATTTTTCTTTAATACCTTTAATAAGGCCTTGCATCATATTCTTACCAACAGATAAAAACTCGTCAGCCTTCTCTCCAACTGCATCTTTAGCTTTCTTAATTGCTCCCTTAACGGCATCCTTTACGCCATCGGCTTTATCTTTAAGTCCTTTAACAAAGCCAGAATTCATGATCTTCTGACCAAGATCTGAGAATCCTCCGATAGATGCGTCAAGAATCTGCTTTCCAGCATCAATAACAGCAGACATCAAATTCTGAACAGCAGCGATAAGTAATGGAGTATTGGTTCGAATTGCATCGGCCAAACCATTGATAAAACTGATAATAAGATTAAAACCAGCCTGAATTAGTCCAGGAAGTCCTTGGGCAAGTCCATTTATAAAATTGGTACAAATAGCCATTGCCGCAGCTGCAAATTGGTAAGCATTGGCTGCTAAATACTGAAGCAACGACAGAATTCCAGCAGTAATTATCTGCATAGACATTACTATCTGCATTGCTGCCAAAGATCCATAAAGAGCTATTGACTGAAGTGCTGCTGCAAAACCTTGTGCTGCTAGCGCAAAAGACGCTGCTGCAGCTGCAAAAGATAGTGCTACTGCTGCAATAGCTGCCAGAGCTATAACAAGAATTGCAACGCCAGGAGCTAATGGAATCATAACTGCTGCCGCTATGCAAATAGCCGCAAGCCCTCCAGCAAGTCCAAGTAATGCAATTCCCATTTGAGGAAGGCTGAGTGAACCGAGCATAGTAAGCGCATATGCAAGAGCTATTAACCCAACGGAAGCAATTGCTAAAGCACCAGCACCAGCAAGAGATCCAGTCATAGAATTAACAGCAATTCCAAGGGCAAGAAGGCTTAATGCCAATGAACCAGCACTTGCTATCATCTGATCCATGGGAATAGTACTAATGGCAAGTAAAGAAACAGCAATTGCCATAATTCCAAGCGCTGCTATGTCAAAAGCTACTGCATTCTTTATAGCAGAGCCCATAAGTTTCAAGGCACCCGCTATAGCAATAGATACTCCAGAAAGAACAGCACCAGCAGCAATAAGCTGGTCCAAAGGTAGTGCTCCAATTTGTAACAAAGACGCACTAATAAGAAGTAAACCAGCAGAGACAATTCCAAAAGCTACAGCATGCTTTAAAGAATCATCCCCCATTAAGCGAAGTGCTCCGCCAATAGCCAGCATAATACCAGCTAGAGAAGCTGCTGCAGTAATAAGATTTTTGAATGGTAACTTTGCCAGTTCTTCCAATGCCGGTACAATCAAGAATATAGCAGCCGTCATTACAATCATTGCCGGAAGAGCCTTCTGAGAATTTGATGCGAGCTTTAATGCTCCGCCAATAGCAAGCATTACACCGCCCAAAGCAACGGCACCTTGCATAAGTCCATCAAAAGGAAGAACCGCAAGAATACTAAGGGCAGCAGTTAATGCCAAAATAGTAGCGGCCATAGCAAGAAGCGGGCCAGTCTTACCACATTTACCGGCAACAGCAGCAACAAGAGCCATTGATCCGGCAACAACCCCGATTACTACACTTCCCTTGCCAATGTCAGTCCAACTAAGTTTTGCGTAATCTTGCATTACGCTTTCCATTTGCTTAAGCGCAAACACAAGAGTCAGCATTACTGCTACTGATCCAATCATTCCGCCTAAATTCTTCTTAGTTGTGAGACCTATAGCAACAATCACACCAGCAATTGTTCCCGCTGCAATAGCGAGCTTTGCCAGTGTGCCTTTAATATCTGAGATATCAAGTTGATCATATTGGGTCATAACATCAGCCATCTTTTGTAAAACTCTTACAAAAGTGAGCATAGTAAGAGCTGATGCTGCCACACCTGGTCCTGCACCCTTTGTAGATAGACCAACGGCAATGATCATTCCAATTAAAATTCCGAAGGCTACACCAAGCTTCTTGGCCATGCCTTCCATGTCATTAATTTTGAGCTGATCATACTGAGTCATGACATCGGCCATCTTTTGTAAAACTCTTACAAAAGTGAGCATAGTAAGAGCCGATGCTGCCACACCTGGTCCTGCACTTTTTGTGGTTAATCCAATAACTGCAATTGCCCCAATAAGAATTCCGAAAGCTATTCCAAGCTTTTTAAGCATCCCTCCCATATCTTTGATAGGAAGAGAATCAAACAAACTAAGAACTCCAGCCATCTTCTGCAGTGCAACAACAAATAATAAAGCCGCAGCAGCTACTGCAATTATTTCGGCAGCTTTTCCAAAATTCTTAAAAGCATCTAGAGCACCGCTTAATGCTCCAAATACTCCTTTTCCATTACTGGTAGGAGAACTGTTTATTTTACTCAGAACAAAATCAATCGCTACAATACCGGCAGCAAGAGCTCCAAGAGCCACACCAGCTTTGATAAGACTATTTGAATCGACAAAAGAAAGGGCAATCAACGAACCTGCAAGAATGGCAATAGAAATAGCAACATCTTTAAGAGCCTTTGCCTTTAGAGTCTTTGCATAGGAATGAAGAACATCTGAAGTCCCTTTAAGTACTCCGGCTGTGCTATTCAGTACATTTCCAATACCAGCAAAGGTACTGATCAGAGCATCAATAGTTTTCTTTAATTCCCAAAGAATAGCAATAGATGCTATAAATTTTGCAACGCCAATAACTTTGTCCCAATCAATCTTTTCACATACGGCCTTTATCTTCTCAAAAGTTGTTACTATTGTATCTTTGATATTTCCAAAAGCATCTTTTACTTTATCTCTGAACCCACCGATAACGTCAGACACAGTTCCAATACTTGTCTTGTAAGTTCCTATAGATGAAACAAATTTCGTTACAATCCCAAGAGGTCCACTAGAGAAATCAACTTTCTTTGCCATTGTCGATGACATTTTGGCAATTGCTTCTTTGAAAATATCAGCAGAAATTCCTCCAGACTTAAATACAGCTTTAAGACTTCCCTGCTTTTTAATCATGTCATCAATTGCAATTCCATGACTTCTGGCAACATCTTTAATAACAGACTGGAACTTATCTCCGTATCCGGAATTGAGTATTTTATTAAAGTCAACAAGCCTCGTCGAACCAGCAGCAATAGAAGCCGTTAATTTACTGAAATCTGTCGATTTCGGAAGTATATTTTTAATTCCTTTAATCTTGTCAAAGAATCCACCAAAGACTGCTCCAACAGATTTGAGCTTCTTTACATCATTCAAGAAATCTGAAAAGGCAGGAAACTTAAACTTTAACAGTGCTTCCTTTATTTTTTCAATGACTCCAAGAAATAATTCGGCAATAGTAATAACTACTTTATTTTGGCTAAGAGTCTTTAGAAAATCTTTTAACTTTTCTCCGGCATAGGCAATTGCATCAGAAATAAACTGAAATGCTGACTGAATAAGTCCTGAACTCTGAACCCAGTTATTAAACTTAAGTATAAGAGCTGCAACAATCTGAATTATCCTTAATAAAATTTCTCCAACAGGAGAAAGTGCTTTGAGAAGTTCTACAAATACCTTAGCCAAACCTTTAACAATTATCAGGCCACCCTTAATAATTGAAAACACAGCTTCAAATACAGTTTTGATCATTCCCTGCTGATCCCTATTAAGAATCAGCTTTTTAGTAAAGTCTTCAACCGCTTGAGTAATATTCTTAAGGGTTTGAGCTGTTATTGGAGGAAAAATATCCTGAAATGCTTCTTTAATAGGACCGACAACTGTAGCAAGAGCATTAAATAAGTTAATAAGCGTCTGAATGACATCAGAACGCCCTTTAAGCTTTGCCCAATCTGCAAGCAAGCCGTTTCTTGCATTTGAAGATGCATTGATCAAAGATCCAAAAACATTTTCCCAATCGGTAAATAGCTTTGTAGCCTGATTAAGATTACCAACTACAATGTTAAATGTCTGACTCCAACTTGTGCCAAGTTCATCTTTAATTACATCAATAAGCTGACTAAACGTATTGACCTGAGCTGCAGCTTTATATGCCCTCTTTCCAATATCAGTTGTTTCGTCAGCGTACTCCTTCAAAGTACTTATTAGAACCTTACTTGTAAGCCACTGCTCCTTTAGTCCATCTTTGAACATCTGCTGGAGATTATAGGTTTTCTTACCAGTCTTAAACATCCCGTTAGAAGTTTTTGTTATGACACCCATTTTTACTGCAGTATCAGTAAGATTCTTCTTAAATTCGACAGTTGCCATATTGGCATTTTCAACAGACTTCCAATCGATCAACTGTGTATAGCCCATAGACAACGACTGTGCCAAGTTATACATAGTTCTAGCTGACTCTGCCGCTGTAGCACCGGACAAAGCTGCTTCATTATCAATACCCTTAATAGCAGCAACGGCATCATTAAGCTTGACACCAGCATTAGTGAACTTACCAACGTTAGATGTCATGTCTTGAAAGGAATAAATGGTTTTATTTGAATAGTCATTTAAATCCTTCAGTGCTTTTGTTACTACTCCAATCTTTTCTCCTGTACCAGCCATAATTGTCTTTGTTGCCTGAGTCATGGTCTCGTACATCTGCTTACCAGTCTGTATAGGTTCTACAAAAACCATTTTGGCTAAGTTTTTAGCCGCAGTAATCGCATCGTTGGTAAGCCTATTAATAACAGTCATTCCTGCAATACCCATTGCTGAAAATTTTTCATTAATGGAATCTATTGCAGTAGACATACCGCTAAGGTTAAAACTGCCTGCAGCTTTACTAACATTGGTTAATCCTGTTTCTGCTCCTTTAAAATCAAGGGACTTCTTTAATTTATCTATCGTACCCATAGAGGTACTAACATTCTTCTCAAACTGGTCGTTATCAAATTTCATTGATACAACCCGTTCGTCAATTGTCTGACTCATTTGTTAGAAACCTCCTTCCATGCCATGTCTGCAATTTGGTCAAACAGTGGCTGCATTGCAGGATTTATGTAATCTCGTCCTGCTACATAACCGCCGTTTTTTGTTCCATGACCGTATTGAAGAATAAGTGCAATATTTACACCTTTGTTTACATTTGAATTTGTCCAATGAATAGCTGTCATGCCGTCAGATTGTTCAATCGTATATCCCCATGAATTTGCAGTTTTTCCTGTATCCACTGGTGTTGCTGCTGACAAAGCTCTGACACCCATCTCTCCATACTTTTCAAGAGTTTTTAACCGTGATGCTTCCATAATCTTTTTGAAAAAATTCGTAGTATTAGAAAAATCACCATTAACAGCAACAGTAATCATTCTCAAACTCCTTTAACCATGGCTATGCATTTTGGCTCTTCTTTCAGCATTTAATGCATGATTTCTGGCAAGTATTTCTGATTTGTTTACTTTCTTTGAAGGGGCATTCTTGATATTGCAGACTTGAATTAATGTCAAAAGACGATTAAGATGCCATTTCTGGCATTCGAAAGGAATGTTTAAAGAGATCATCCAATAGTAAATAAGTTCTGAAGTAACAGTTTCTCGCGATGGTGCTTCCGTTTTATCTTTACGAAACCACGTTGCTGTCATTGGATCATTGATATAATCTGTGATTTCGGTAATATTCTCACTTGAAAGGTTATTAAATATATTTGGATCAACATTCTGTGTTAAGGACATGCATCGAACATAGTCCCTTATTTGCTCATCTGTTTTCTTCTCTTTTTTAGAAAGAAAAGGTTTATGCCATTTACTTTCCCATTTAGAAAGAGAAATAAGGGAATGCTCCAGCTGCAGTTTCTGCTCTTTTGTCGCCTGGGTATAATAAAATTTATTAGTGGCTTCATTAAAGAATTCTCTCTTCGGAGATTCTGGTACTGTAATCTGAAGCATCCCTTTTCCTCCTAAAACCGATCTAATTACGAAATTCGTGTAGGCATTGAAACAACATTCCCAGCTGCTGAAGGTGCTGCTTCTTTTACTTCATCGATCTTCGGTGTAATGCCATTGATAAATGCAGTAGCAGCATCACTATTCGTAGCAAGTTCCATAAACAGAACAGAATATGCTTCCGACTGTTTAAACTTGTTGCAAAGTAAGTGCCCGTCGGCGTCTTCTTTGATAAATTCTTTGCCATCCAGAGATTTTTCACCGTAGGCTTTGAGAATCAGCTCTTTAAAGACCTTGATAATTGAAGGAGTATCCTGAGCAGCAACAATACTGGTAATCATCTTTTCAAGACCACCAGCTGTGGAGAGTTCCATTTCCATGAGTTCAGCTTTACTGAGATTGAAATAAAAATCTTCTGTTCTGCTAACGCCGTTGTAATCCGAATAAGTAATAGTTTTCTTTAACATTTTGGTTATCCCTTTTCATTAAAAAAGGGCCCTGCAAATTTTATGCAAGGCCCTCAAAGTCAGTTATCTCTTACGATCAGGCAGTCTTCATAAGACTGATGATTTCATCCGGAAGCGGAAGACGAGGATCAACACCATCGTTTGCAGACTCGCTAGTCGGATCTTTTCCATACAGAATGGTTTCAAGAGCCGCCAGTTTAGTGGCATCGACCTTTGTGGAGTCGATTTCGAGCGTAGAAGTCGGCTTATAGCCAGTAACAGCAACCGGATTGGTTGTAAATTCCCAGCTGAATGTGATTGCTTCCGGGCTGTCATTGACCGTGGCACGAGCCTTCTCAGAAGGAGAAGCAATAGCACCATAGATCAGATGAAGCTTGTAACCATGATCATCGCCGTCAGCATCATTACCAATCTTGGTAACATAGGCCATGCCAAAGGCCTTTCTGTTCTGCTGGGAGATCTTAACACCCTTTGTAACAGCAATGCCACCATCGCACTCATCAAATTCATCCGGATAAGTGTATGCTTCAATGGTGCCACCAAACTCTTCAGCAGATCTCATCGAGCCATACTTGATGTTGTCTGCATAAAGAGCAGTTTCTTCTGCACCGGAAGGACTTTCTGTAACACCGGTAAGTCCATTCCATGCAACACCCTTAGGATATGCACCGGAAAGCACCGGATAAAGAACACCTTTACTGAGACCTGTTTCATAAACCTTTTCACCGGTCTGATCCCAAACAAGTTTAGACATAGTTTATTTCCTCCTAGAAATAGAGAATAAAAACATCATGATTGAGATTGTCTGCAGCATAATGTCTATCAAACTGGCACATTGGAAGTGCTGCAATTTTATCGACAAACTCACTATCAGGGTTTTTATCAATTAAAGTTACGTTGTAAGCATGGGTAAGTCTGTAAAGAACGTTATCAGCGTATTCAGTGTTAAACTTTTCTCTTGCATACACTATTGCCGGATAACTCATTTTTACTGACTCAGGGGGCTGAAAATACACATTCTTTGACCCTAGTAATGCCTCTAGCGTCGTTTGCAGTTCAAGTCTGCTTGCCATTGTATTCACCCCCAATAGTCAGTATTAGTCTGGGGTATGCCACTTCAACATTTGTAATGATCCATGACGTTCCCATAAATTCGATATAGCGCATGGAATGAAAATTCAATGAGGCATATGGATCAGCGATAATTGAAATCTGATTATTAATGTTCAAGTTATCGTTTAAACCGGACGCTGCATCCCAACGCCGGGTATTCTTGATGACATCGCCATAATACTTTTTCTCTGTCGACTGTTCTTCCCAAACGCCAGGACGGGTTTCTATTGTTTTCACAAATCCGATTGCTCCACAAAACTTAGCCATTTTGAATTTTCTCCATTATACTGAGTTAGGCTGCCGGAACAGACTCAACAGCGATTGCAGAATACGGTTTGATCAGGGCTCCAGAGCAGCGAGTCTCGATCAGATACTTCTGCTGGTTGTAATCAATATCGAAGTCATCAAACATATTGACCTCGCCACCCTTATCAGCGCCGACATTGTAGTCACTCATATCGACAATAATGCCGAGCAGAGTATGAACCTTGGTTTCAACAGTACGAGTCAGGCCTTTCATAACCGGAACAGCAACAATGTCATTGACCAGCATTGCAGTTGCCAGTTCAGCCTTATCCTTGTACATCCTATGGCCCTGGGTATCCTTGGACAGAAGCATCTTTGCAAGCATTGCAAATGTCGTGAAGAAGATTGTGTTTCCAGAACCCTGATAATCTTCTCTTGCAAGAACACACTGATCAATTACATCCGCCGGAGTTGCATCAGCCGAAACAGTGGCCTTGATGGTATAAAGATCATCATCAGTCCAGATAGGCCGAATATTAGCTTCCTGAATCTTGTCATCAGAAAAAGACAGCCGGCCATCACCAACAAGAATTGCTCTTGCAATTTCCTCGTCCAGCTTTCCTCTCATCTCGCCACGAATCCAACTCACGACATCAAAGTCGGTAATGTCGAGAATGTCATCACGATCCAGGGTCTGCTTCTTGTAAATCGTCTGCGGGGTAGTGGTTCTCTTCAGCAGAGTGAATACTTCGTCAAGCTTCTTCTTTCCCTTTACATAACCTCTTGCCCTTGCTTCATCGGCAGTGATGTTTGCAAAGGAACTCTTAATTCTGGAAAACGGAGTGTGATGAGTCTTGCTCATAACAACCGAAACCCAAGCCTGATCCCTATCAATAAACTGAGGGGTAGCCGTAACATTCTTTGCATCCGGGAAAAGAGTCTCAATATCTGTTACACTGTGAGCAAGAACCTCGTTGGTTACACCGTGCTGAAGAACAGCATCACGAAGACTTCCGCAGCGCTGTGCATCTGCAAAGATTGCCTGCTCGTCGGAATGGCTCAGAACATTTGCATTGTTCTGTTCATCGTTATCAAATACATTGTGCTTCATAGGTTTTTCTCCTTCTTTTTTTTCTGTGTCAGTTGCAGTATCCGTAGCCTGTTCTTTAACCGGAGATTTTGTTTCTTCCGGATCAGAGCCTTTACCGTTCAGTGCCTTTTTGAGTAAGGCGTAGACAACTGTCTGCTGTTTCTCGTTAAGAGTCTTGAGAACATCGGCAACAGTTTCCTCAGAGTCATCCTTTGGTTCTGTAGCCGGTGCATCTTTTGCAGGTGCATTTGGCTTAGCCTCTTCAGGCTTTGCTGCTTCCGCAGGTTTCTGCTCTTCAGTAGGTTTCTTTTCTTCGGTCATTGTTTCCTCTTCTTTCTTCTTCGGATCGGAAGCTGCATGTTCAAGATCTTCCAATTCAAGACTTTCCCCGGTGTAGATAACACCGTCTTCGTCGGAGTACTCTCCATGCATGATGACTGAGTCAATAGACGCACCAGGATTTGCTCCAGCAAGAACCAAACTCACTTCCCGGATCATTCCGTGAAGCACTTCACTTCCCTGCTGCTTCAGCTGATTTGCATAAATAGAAAGAGCTTTGACATCTCCATGTCTGATAAGCTCTTTCGCATCTTTTCCTGCAATTGTGTCGTTCAGCGTACAGTAGGCATAAACTCCGTCATCACGGTTCTCAAGAAGTGCATGTCCAAGAACGTTCAGCGGATCATTGTGCTGATGATTCCAAACAAGAGGTACTGTCTGGCCATCATTCACTTCGAAAGCATTTTTACGGATGATGCGGCCATCAGAACATCTAAGATCGTTCTTTGTAGCCCATCCTCCAAAATCAAAACTTTCACCCATTTTGAAGTTTTTCCTCCTTATATTTTTGTAAGAACTGATCGACTTCTTGAGAAGGGACCGCGCCTACTGCAGTAGAACCCGGCTCTGTGCTCTGGTCTTCTCCTGCTGGTGCACTTAAGTTCTTATTTCTTAATTCATCCGCCTGTGGATCATCAGACGGTCTATAACCGATAATTTGTCGGATCTCGTTAGAACTCAGGATTTCGTTTCTGGTCATCTTGTCTGCAATTTCCGCAATCTGCGAAACAGGGACCAACTTGAAAGGATCTCGAAAGAACATGATTGACTGGCCTTGTGTCCTGGCAGTCTTAGATAAGAATTTGCGAAGCATTTCAATAGAAATTCCAGCAACGATAGGCTCTATTGTCCGGTTGTAATAATTCAGCATTGTCTTTTCATCAGCTGATCCATTGAGAATTTCTTCTGTAAGACCGAGCTGACTATATAAAAGCTTCATAAGATACTCGATCTGAGACATCAGATTGTTATCCACAGGACGATTAAGCTGAGTAATATGCTCACTTCCATCGATATAGGCGATTCCATACTTAGATCCAGTAAGCTGTTTCTCTATTAATTTCCTGCGCTCTTCGGCTTGATTCTTACGAAGTTCTGTTTTGGCAATGTAAGGAAGCTGAATAATTAAATCCAGTTTCCCGGAGCCACTTTGTTCATCAATAATGTCGAGGAGGTTTAGCTTTCTGATAAGACGTTGCATTGTAGAATTGTGTTCATTTATGACTGCATAAAGAGGATTTTCAACTATGGCGGTCATACTCTTTGGAAGTGTGATTTCTTCTTTCTTGCCTAGCACTTCGTTATATAAGTTGATTCGCACTTTGTCCGGATACCACTGAACTATTCTTCCAGTTCGCATCGAACAAACATCGTAGTTTTCCGAAAATCTTGGATCATCCCCTACTGTATCGGTTGGAACAATTGCGACTGCACCTTCATCCATCATCGACATAACAACATCCTGAATAAAGGCTCGACCTGTCTGATCTATATTGGCTTCAACCGTAAGACAATTATTAAGATTGGATTTAACAACTTCTTTAAATCTTTTGTTTTCATCCAACCTGACATGCTCAATATCTATCGCCGCAGCATCAAGTGCTATTCGGTTGTAGACTGATGTCACAATTGATCTTTCGTTTCCGCCTGACATAATTACTCGATCAGGACGATAGGCATAGCCAGTTCCATAATTTGTAAACGTCGGATCTTTATTGAAGAAGGCATTCCAAGAATGCTTGAATCGATCAATAAAACCCATTTGAGTGCTCCTTCCTTTTGTGCTCATCAGTGGCGTTCGCCTTTACTCATGGCGTGCCCCCTTTCTGCTGCTAACTAATCAAATGCTTCGTGATTATTCTTGTATGCGACGAAGGCATCTAATGTCGCTGCAACCGGATCAATTTTGGCTTCATACCGTTTCTTATAAAGTTTTCTATTGCCGTTTGTATCTTCGATGGTTATGCAATTTCCCATGGCAAAGCACATAATGTCTTCATCAAATAAAAGAAGTCTCTGCTCAGATAGTTTCTTTAACTCTCCAAGTGGAACCGACTCTGTTTTGGCACCTTGAATTACCTTTTCAATGCCAAAAGGCCCATTCTCTGTTGACCAGCGTTCAACAAACTCTTTTGCGTTGTACGGATCGTATCCAAAGCACCGAACATCGTACGATGAAGTATCAATGTACTTATCAAGATCGTCGTAGACGTCCATCATGTTGAGAATTGTTCCGTCCATAACAATCAGGGTTCCTTCTTTGATAAACTCGTCGTATTTAATTCGCATTGCTCCTGGAAGTTTTAGAAGAGTGGTCTGAGAAATGTAGCTTCGAGTTTTGATTCCGAATTGGTCATGTTGAAGAGGAAAAAGAAATGAAAATGAACAGAAGTCGTCACCTTGAGATAGATCTGCACCAAGAGAA